TTACCTATTGATGGGCACATATTCTTTATAAGTCTTGATAATTAAAAAAATTATGTAGGCTAAAAATAAAACCATTTAAAAAAAGAAATCTTTATCTATTTAAATATGAATATTTGATGTTTTTAATTCAATCCCTATTGCTAGTGCTTAAATATTATGCCAATATGAAGTTGGAGATATTTCCGAATAGATATTTCCTATTTCAGGTTTAAGCGTTTTTTTCGCTAAGTCCATTTCTGAATAAAAATAGGAAGTGGGCTTTTTTATTTTTAATTATTTCTGTATTATCAGTGTGTTGCTTTAAGTAACACTAAACCTTATTGATCAGCGCAAATATCAAAAAAGGGGGAGCTTGCCTACTAGGCAAGCTTTTTAAATTGATAATTTAAACACAATAATCCATTTTAAAGCTCAATATAAAAATCAAATTTCCATAGCTTTTATTCGTACTAATTTATTGAATATAATCGTTTTTATAATTTTTAAAATTTCCTTAAACTAAAAATGGAAAATTTCTTGTTGCAACATTGTTATAATAGGACTACCTTAAGAAAAATACTTTATAAAAATGAGGAGCTGCTGAAATGCCACAGTATCTCATGTTTGCGGAAAATATTTATAACAAAATTAAAGATGAGGAATTGTTTTCACATGACTGTATTGAAAATATGAACTTACTTATGACATGTATACGCAGAGAAATTGAGGGAACAGAATTTAAATTAAAATTTAATTTTATTGATTTTGTTGAATTGTTCAGTAGACCATTAGATGAATGTAAAGTAAAAATAGATGTGAGTTTGATTCCTCCTCATAATTCAGAAGGTGAGTATATTTTATGGTTAGCTGGATTTATCGAAAAAATTACAGAAGGTGGACCTAAACCACCTCCGCCTATAAAGAAATTTATTCCAGAGTATATGGGCTTGAAATCTGAATTAGATTTTTTACCTTCAAATGAGGAAAAAATTCAAACCGAAGGTAAAGAAATTACGGATTACTTTAATTCAAAGCTTTATAAGGCAACTTTTAAGAAGTAATACTATATTGCCTGTGAGTTTAGCCACCGCCTTAGGGCGGTTTTTTTATGGGTGAGAATAATGGATTCTACAGAATACTTTTGGCTTACTCGGAAAAAAGAACCTAAAACCAAGCCTAAATCCAGACCGCTACCTAAAGCTACTCAAAAGTACTTAGAGGCAGAGGAAGAATTTACTGAAGCTTTAGACAATCTGGAAATTAAATACGAAAAGAAATTCCAGTTTAAATCAACAAAGCATTGGCGTTTTGATTTTCATTTAATTGAACATCGTATTTTAGTTGAAATTGCTGGCGGTCCCTGGTCAGGTGGACGAAAGGGCAAGCTGGCAACAAAGGCGTGGAGTATGGACCGTTACGATGTTGCTGAATCAATGGGATATACCGTTGTTCGGTTAGAGGCAGCACCAAGATTTAAGATTAATGAATCTGGTCCATTACAGATCCAAGCTCATTTCGCAAGCCAATGGCTTAAAAATTTAAAGAGGCAAATATTTAATGGATCAGATCAGACCATTTCCACCAACTGATTTTATTGATCAAGCTGAAGAAGAGGAAGCAATTCGTTTAATACCCGCTCCAGACCTAAAGAAATGGGTTGTGGCCAACTACTTAACGATAGGTGGACCTCTTTATAACCCCGATCACGATCACATAGCTGAGCTGCTTCACGATAATGAAGAATTTTTAGCATTTGCTTGGGCCTCTTCTGCATATAAAAGCAAGCAGGCGATGGTGCTGGGGCAATGTGAAAAAGTCATGTTCAATGTTGGTGGCTGGCGTAAAGCTAGACAAGAGCAGCAGATGCGTGACTGGTTTGGTTTTGTACCTACATATTTAATAACGGTCGATGCATCTTTCTGTGAGCGTGCAAACGATACAGAGTTCTGTTACTTGCTTGAACATGAGCTTTACCACATTGGAGTGATGAGAGACGAGGACGGAGAAATTGTTTATAGCGATAGTTCTGGTCTTCCTAAGCACTATCTTGCTGGTCACGATGTTGAAGAGTTTATTGGCGTAGTTAAACGTTATGGACCAAGCAAAAATGTTAAGCGGCTTATAGAAGTCGCAAAAAATCCGCCGTTTGTTTCGAATCTTGATATTTCAAAATGCTGCGGAAACTGTGTAATCAATTGAGCCTAATGGCTCTTTTTTTTGCCCATTTTGTTATACGTAGTTATACGATGAGGAAGTTATGGCGACACTAAAAGAGCCTGTGAAAATCTTTATAGTTCAGTCTCTTGCTTGTCGTGATACACCTCAAGAAGTGGCTGAACTCGTAAAACAAGAATTTGGCGTTGATATAGATCGTGTTCAAGTTGCAACATATGACCCTACAAAGGTTGCTGGTAAGAACTTAAGCAAAAAGTATGTCGAACTATTTGAAAAAACCAGAGATGAGTTTGATAAAGGCTTAATTGATATTCCTATTGCCAATAAATACTACCGATTAAAGCAATACCAAAGGCAGCTTGAGAAGACTAGAAACGTCAAAACAGCCTTAAAAATTCTTGAGCAAGCCGCTAAAGACATTGGTGGTCAATTTACTAATCGCCAAGAAATTACAGGCAAAGACGGCGGACCATTACAAACGGTTAATTCTGAAATTCCAGTTCCAATGGAAGATTACTTAAAAGCGCGGAGGGAAGTCTTAGATGAGTACTGATGCGGCTCGGGATAAAGCCATCCGGATCGAGGCGCAAGAAGATTTATATTTCTTCACAAGGTACATGTTTAAGGAGCGCCGTGGTTATAAATGGATGCAGAACTGGCACCACTTAGAAATCTGTGAAGCTTTGATGAAAGTTTATCGCGGAGAGATAAAGCGGTTAATTATTAACGTTCCACCACGATATTCTAAAACTGAAATTGCTGTAATTAATTTTATGGCTTGGTGTTTTGGAAAGAAACCTGACTGTGAGTTTATTCATATCAGTTACTCGGCAATGCTTGCCGCAAATAATGCATTTCAGACTCGTAATATGGTTCAAGAAAAGGCTTATAAAAAGGTCTTTCCTGATCTTAAATTACGTGAGGATAGTAAAGCTAAGGATTTCTGGCGCACAGATGCAGGCGGAGTCTGCTATGCGACTGGTACAGGCGGTACCATTACAGGTTTTGGTGCAGGCAAAATGCGTGAAGGCTTTGGTGGTTGCATCATCATTGATGACCCGCATAAGGCCGATGAAGCCAAATCAAAAACTATTCGAGAAGGGGTAATTGATTGGTTTCAGAACACACTCGAATCGCGTACTAACTCGCCAGATACGCCGATCATTGTGATTATGCAGCGACTTCATGAAGATGATTTAGCTGGATGGTTGCTAGGTGATAGAAAAGACGGCGTTCCAGTAGCTGGTGGTAACGGTGAAGTGTGGGAGCATCTATGTCTATCAGCTATTCAAGAAGACGGATCTGCATTGTGGCCAGCAAAACACAATATTCAAAAGTTGAAGCAAATGGAGCAAGCTGCGCCATATGTTTTTGCCGGGCAATATAGACAAATGCCATCACCGCCAGCAGGCGGTTTTTTTAAGCCTGACAATATTGAAATTGTGGATGCTTTACCTGCTGATGTAGTGAAGCAAGTAAGGGCTTGGGACTTTGGTGCAACTGAGAATGAAGGCGACTTTACAGCAGGTGTTAGAGAAGCTCTTGGCGCAGATGGCTTTACCTATATCGTTGATGTAACCAAAGGGCAACTTGGTCCAGACAATGTCAATAAGCGCTTAAAACAAGTTACAGAGTTAGATGGGATGGGCGTAACGGTAAGGATTCCTCAAGATCCTGGTCAAGCTGGTAAATCACAAGCCAGTGCATTCGTAAAACTTCTTGCAGGATATGACGTCAAAGCCAAACCAGTTTCGGGAGACAAACTCACACGTGCACAACCTTTTGCGGCACAAGTTAACGTGGGTAACGTGAGAATGCTTAGAGGTGATTGGAATAAAGACTTTATTGAAGAGCTTCGCAATTTTCCAAATGGAACGCATGACGACCAAGTTGATGCTGGTTCAGATGCATTTAATGAATTGAATGGAGGTTTTGAGGCCTTCTTTGCTGATATGGGATTTGCTCGATGAGTGACGTAACTTTTAAACATCCTGAGTATGTTAAAAACTTGCCATACTGGCAAAAGCTAGATGATGTGTGTGAAGGCGAAGATGCTGTAAAGGCTAAAGGAGAAAAGTATCTTCCAAAGCCTAACGCACATGATAAGTCACCTGCAAACAAGAGTGCTTATTTAGCTTATCTAATACGTGCAGTCTTTTATGAAGTTACAGGTACAACATCTAATAGCTTAGTGGGTGCTGCATTTGCTACTGATCCTAGTTTTAAGTTTCCTCCAGAACTAGCTCACTTAGAACGTAATGCAAACGGCGCGGGATTAAGTGCTTATCAATTGGCACAGAACGGGATCAGACATTTATTAAAGCATTACCGATGCGCTCTATATGTAGACTACCCAGCAGTTACACCGGCACGAAATCTTGCAGAGTTTAAACAGCAAAAAGCCTATCCAATGATTCACTTACTGAATGCCATTGATGTGATCAATTGGGATTCAATGATGATTGATAACCAGAAAAAGCTTTGTTTAGTAGTCATCCGTGAATTTACTTCTGAGAGGGGCGGTGATGGCTTTAGTAAAACGGAAGTGGAGCAGTATCGTGTCTTAAGGTTAGAGCCTAATAGTGAAGGAGTTTATGCCTATTCCGTACAGGTCTATACCAAAGGCGATAAGGGCACATGGGTGGGAGGTGAAAAGAAATTTCCAACTGATTATAACGGTGATACCTGGTCATATATTCCTTTCACCTTTGTAGGAGCTATTGATAACTCTGAAGAGATTAAAAAGCCTCCACTACTTCCATTGGCTAATCTTAATTTAGCTCATTATAGAGATAGTGCGGACTTTCAAGAGTCCGTTTTTTATATGGGTCAACCACAGTTTTATGCCAAGGGAGTTAATTGGGCTTGGTACGACGAGGCTAAAAAGCGTGGCATTTATATCGGTGCAAAAGTTCTATTACCTTTACCTGAAAACGGTGATTTGGGGATTGTGCAAGCAGATCCAAACACATTAGCTCGGGAAGCAATGAAGGATAAATGGGAACAGATGAAAGAAATGGGTGCACGACTTATTGAAAAAGGTTCTGCAGCTAAAAAGACTGCTACTGAATCTAACAGTGATGACGCCGTGCAGCATTCCGTTCTTTCTCTTTGTGTTGTGAATATGAATGAAGCTTTGTCTATGGCTTTACGTTGGGCAGCAAAGTTTGTAACGCCTAATGTGGATGTTCTAACTAAAGATGATTTGATGTTCGAAATCAGTCAAGAATTTAACAAACAGGGTTATTTAGCTGAGTTAGCTCGACAGTTATTTGAAGCAGCTCTACAAGGCCGATCTTCATTTAAATCATGGTGGGAATACAACCAAACAGGTATGTTCCCTAAACAAAAATATGAAGAAGAGCTTCAGAATGTTGAAGCAGAGCAAGATGGGACTTTAAATCAAAAGGTAGAGTGAGATGGCAACAGATATCAAAAAACTATTTGAAGCACTCACTCAGCACCAGGCCTATCTTTATCGTGCTTCATCAAAAACGGTAAATGAGTTATTGGCTTTATTCAATGATGATACGAGCAAGATGCTATCTAAGCTTCGGGATTTATTGGATGAGCTTAATGAGTCGGAGAAAGTTGCTTTAGCTGGTGGTAAATATACAACTTCAAATTTAAGGGAAATTAGGGATTTGATTGCCCAATGGTTTGCCAGTGTTAATTTAGCATTACCTGAAGCTTTTGCCGTTTCTGCTACGGCGCTGGCTGTTTATGAGGTCAATTACGTAGCTAAGCTCTATGGAGCAAAAATTAATAAGCCTGATGGGGAAAAACTATTCTTATCCGCTAAAAAAGTTCCGTTGGCAGGTGGCGCTCTTGTCGATGATCTGCTTTCAAGAATTGCTGAAAGTGCCCGTCAAAAGGTTGAGTATGCAATTCGAGATGGTATTAATTCAGGCAAAACTAATCAAGAAATTGTTCAGCGGATTCGTGGTACCAAACGGCTTAATTATGAGGACGGCATTTTAAACGGTACCAAGACGGATATTGAACGTACTGTAAGAACTGTACGGAGCCATGTAGCCAATCAAGCCTATCTAAATAGCTTCAACCAAATTGGCTTTGAATATGTCCGATTTGTTAGCGTTTTAGATGGGCGAACTTCTAAGCTTTGCGCTTCATTAGATGGTTCAGTGTGGGAAATAAATGATCCGGCAAAGCGTGTACCGCCGTTGCATCCTAACTGTCGCAGTATCTTGGTTCCGGTCGAGAAGGACGGGGAACTAGTTGGTGAACGGCCATTTGTCATGGACGAACGTAGAGTTAAGGACATTCCAAAAGATGAGCGAAGCCAGTTAATAGGGCAGTTAGATGCCAATACCACTTTTAAAGAGTTCTTCAAAAAGACAGACGATTTCTTTCAAAAAGAGTGGCTAGGGCTAACCCGCTATAAGCTCTATAAAGAAGGAAAGTTTGATTTTGAAAAGTTCTTCGATCCGGAAGGGCGGCTTTATACCTTGGACCAACTTCGAAAGTTGGATGAGCAAACTTTCAAGGAGTTGGGCTTATGAGTATTAGTTCAGAATTCATCTTTATTTCTTTCTTCGTTGTTAGTGGGCTTATCTACTGGCAAAGAAGCAAGAATTTTAAAGATTATTTAAAACGGAAACGCTAAATAAAATTTTAACCATAGCACCTTCGGGTGCTTTTTTTGTGAGAAGAAAATGATCAAAGAAGTAACAGAGCAAGAGTTAGCTGAAAAGTCTGTGGCACCCCGAGTAACTAAAGCGCAAATTGATTCATTGATGGAGCGTGTTACTTATACGGTAGAGCAACGCCCCGGAGGCACGACATCTACTTTTGTACATGCATTTTTAGATGGAAAGTTTTTTCTAGCAACGGGTTTTAGTGCATGTGTGAATGCTGAAAACTTTGATGCTGAAATTGGTGAGCGTATGGCTCGTGGAAATGCAGAAAAGTCAGCCGAAAATAAACTTTGGGAGCTAGAAGGCTACCGTTTATTTGCAACAAATTTCTAAGATTTTAATCGAAATGAAGCGTCCTAAGGGGCGCTTTTTTAATGCCTGCCAGATGCGGATGCGGACGGTGAATCCGGGCGGATGCCCATTTTGTATATAGGTTGGATGACCAATGAAACTTAAAACAGTAACAATCGACGGTAAAGTTTATGCGGAAGTAGACGGTGATAAGCCGATCTATATTCATGATGATGGCAAAGAAATGCCACATGATGCACCTCATTCGGTAGCAACAATTGCACGCTTAAACAATGAAGCTAAAACACACCGTGAAGCCAAAGAAGCGGCTGAAAAAGCATTAAAAGCTTTTGAAGGAATTGAAGACCCAGTGGCGGCTAAAAAGGCCTTACAAACTATCCAAAATCTCGACGATAAAAAGCTGGTGGATGCCGGTGAAGTTGAGAAAGTCAAAGCTGAAGCTATCAAAGCAGTTGAAGAAAAATATGCCCCGATTGTTGAGCAACGTGATGCTCTTGAGGCCTCATTGCATAAAGAGCTTATCGGCGGTGGTTTTGCTCGTTCTAAGTACATTCAAGACAATATTGCAGTACCTGTGGATATGGTGCAAGCAACCTTTGGTCATCACTTCAAAATCGAAGAGGGCAAGGTGGTTGCATATGATCCGAACGGCGAAAAGATTTATTCGCGCGTCCGTCCCGGTGAACTTGCAAATGTTGATGAAGCTTTAGAGTCATTGGTTGGTGGATACCAGCATAAAGACTTAATTCTTAAAGGTGGTAAAGGAACTGGCGGTGGTTTTCAAGGTGGGGGCAAAGGTGGAGCACCTACTGGAATGAAACGAAGTGAAATGTCTGTTTCTCAGAAAGCTGACTACATCAAAGAACATGGCAACGATGCTTTCCTAAAACTGCCGAACTAATCATTAAATTTTTGGAGATAAGTAGTTATGACTACAACAGTTAACTCAGACATGATCATCTACAACCAATTGGCACAAACTGCTTATTTAGAGCGTTTGCAAGACAATTTGAATGTATTTAACCAAGCCTCTAATGGTGCAATTGTTTATCGTAATGAGATCATTGAAGGTGATTTCAACAAAGAAGCATTCTACAAAGTGGGTGGTAGCATCAAACATCGTGATGTGAATTCAACCGCCAAAGTAGTGCCTGAGAAAATTGGTTCTGGTGAATCTGTAGGTGTAAAAGTCCCATATAAATATGGCCCTTATGCTTCCACTGAAGAGGCATTCAAACGCCGTGCACGTACACCTGAAGAATTTGCAATGATTCTTGGTTATGATTTAGCAGATGCATTGGTTGCAGGACGTTTACAGTACAGTTTAGCCTCATTAAAAGCAGCTATTTCTAGCAACCCAGATATGGTTGCCAAAGGCAGTATTGCGGTAGATGGCCGTAAAGCACTAACACGTGGTATGCGTAAGTTTGGTGATAAGTTTGGTCGTATTAGTTTGTGGGTGATGAACTCAGATACTTATTTCGATATTGTCGATGATGCAATCACTAAGCAAATTTATGGCGAATCTGAAATCGTTATCTATGGTGGTTTACCAGGTACCTTAGGTAAGCCGGTATTGGTTACAGATGCTGTAGGTGATGATGATGCATTTGGTTTGCAAATGGGTGCGGTTACTGTTACAGAATCACAAGTACCTGGCTTCCGAGCTTATGACATCAATGATGAAGAAAACTTAGGCATTGGAATGCGTGCTGAAGGCGCGTTCAACTTAGATATTCTTGGTTATAGCTGGGATACATCAAAAGGCGAAAACCCTGACCTTACTTTACTTGGTTCAAGTGCCAACTGGAAAAAACATGCTACTAGCAACAAAATGACAGCAGGCACATTGCTTGACTTGTCTGGCACAACAACTGGTTAACTCATAAACATCTCACTATAAGAGGGCTATTAAGCCCTCTTTTTACATTAAAGAGAAATGCATCATGAAGCTAATTTATACACGTATTGCTGCTGCAGCTGCGTTAGAGGTTGGAACTATTGCCAATCCTGATTATTACGAAAATCCGAATCGAAGTGCTAAAGAAGTAATTATTTACGGTGATTACCCGAAAATCCAAAATGATTACGAAGCTTTGGATATTCCAGTTGAAGTTCGCAAATTGGAAGAGCCTGCAAAAACGACTTTGGCCACAGTAAGTACCGTGATTGGAATTACCCCTGAACTGCAAAAAGTTGTTGAAGAAAACACTCAACTTAAACAGAAAATCGAAATCTTGGAACAAGCTAGTGGTGATAGTTCGGAGTTAATTTCTGAAAACTCACGTTTAAAAGATGCTGTACTCCAAGCTGACAATGCTGCTAAAGCGGCTGAAGGAAAGGTAGTAAGCATTCAAGCAGAGTTTGATGCTTTTAAAAATGATGTTGCTGCTATGCAAGCGCGTATTACTGAATTGGAAGCTGGAAATGCTTCAGAAAATCCAGCAACAGAAACGGCGACAAATGTTTTTGAAAATTGGTCCAACGATCAATTAAAAGAATATTTGGCTAGTAAAAATATTGGTTACAAGCCGTCTGCAACAAAAGCAGAACTCCTTAAATTAATCCCGAAGGAATAATGCAATGAGCTTTATTACTGTAGATGACGCAAATTCAATTTTGGGCAGCGATTTTGCACCAGACAGTGATAAAGCTCGTCTGGTAAAGCTGGCTAATGTCTGGATGAAAAAACGGATTGGTTTTGTACCAGATCCAATTGATCCACTTCTCAAAGATGCTGCATGTGAAATTATCAAAGGAATTCTGGCCAAAGTAATTTATAACGGCAAAGACCAGCAGTTGAAGCGTAAGAAAGTTAAAGCTGATTCTGTTGAGTCAGAAAAAGAATACCAAGATGGATCTGAAGCAATTTCTAGCTTTGAACAGATTGCAATTGATTTTATTGATTCACTTGATTTGAAAGATCCAAATGCAAGTTTTAATGGCTTTGGCATACCACTTTACAGGGCATGATATGGGCTTACGTGACGAAATTCAGGCAGATATTACCGAAGCATTTAATGATGATTTGGCGGACGCCGTTCATTCATTTACTTGTGAGCGCATCTCTAAAACGAATTGGGATCCTAAGACAGAAACTTATGTTGAAGTTAAAGAAAATTATTCTGGCCGTGGCGTTTTGTTTGGCTCATACAGTCAATATGAAATACAAACGCTAGGAGTACTGGCCACAGATAAAAAGGCAACTGTGCTGCAGAATGAAGTTACCAAAGAGCCGATGATTGATGATGAATGGATTACAGCCTTAGGCTCATTCCGGGTAATTCATATTCAACAGGATCCAACCAGTACAATCTGGAAATGTCAGTTGAGGAAGGTTTAAATAGTTGTTCTAATATCCCTCTAAAATATGGGGGATGTATGTTTAAAAGAACTCTAAGTCAAAAGATAAAGGATGTTGTATTTTACTCTTTAGTATTTTTTATCCTTTATACAATTATTGCTTATCTTCTTGAAACTAATTGGCTAAGTAAAACTATTGATTTACCAAAAATTAATGGAATATTAAAAGATAGTTTAACATTGACAGCTGCTTTTTTAGCTCCGGGCGCAGCATTTATATTATTTACTGATTGGAGAGAGCAACATAATAAACAAGTTCGGAATGAATTTGGTTTAAAGGTATTTAATCAATTTGAAAAATTTTCTAGAGAAATAGATCAGTTCGGTTTTATTTACACAGAACTTGAATGTTTATTACCTGATGAAGCTAAAGATAAATTGGATCCTTTTAGAATACGATTAGGTCTAGATCATCCAATTTTTAAAAATAATGAACATTTAATAAAAAGTTTGCTTAAACAATTTCAACTTATTCAAGATGAATTCAATACATTAATGGATAAGTTTAGATATTTTGGAGTTGTAACTAACCAGTTAAAACTTATGGTCCCATGGATTACAGGTTTATTAAAAGAATTTGAGAATATACATGATGAGTTGAATGATAGTTATTCAGAGTATTTGCATTTTCTCGAAATTTATGAAGAAAAAATTATCCTATATTCAAGGCTTAGAAGCGAAATAGAGGAAAAACTAACTTTAAATATTCTTCAGCAACTTCAAGAAGAATAAAATATCCTGTTCTAATTTAAGTTTTGCATTAGTAAATTTAATATTGAGATAAGAATTACCCACTTCGGTGGGTTTTTTATTGGAGTAAATATGACTTGGACTGTATACGAGTTTCATGACAGCGTTCAGGTAGTGCCTGACAATGATCTTAAGGCCCATTCATTAATACATTGTGAATGCCATCCCAAATATGAGGATGGCATTTTTATCCATAACTCATTTGATAGCAGAGAAGCGACTGAAACTCCTTTGCCAAGTTAAAGGGTAGACCATGGTTAATCCTAATTATGTGCCCGAATGGTATATCTCACCATTTCAACATGTGCAGTACACGCTTGCTCGAAATCAACTACACATGGATTTGTTATTTGAAGATATGGGCAAAGCTGATCAATTTTTAGATATGGGGGCAGATGCTCAGGTTAGTTCTTATTCAGACGGCGCATATGCAATCGTCCAAATTGGTGATACGGCGGATAAAGACCAAATTCAAGTATATGGATTGCTTTTACATGAAGCGGTTCATGTCTGGCAAATAGTAAAGAAGCGAATGGGTGAGCGCGATCCGAGTGTTGAGTTTGAAGCCTATTCAATTCAAGCGATAGCTCAAGACCTTTTTGAAATGTTCGAAGCAAGTGAGGTTAAAAAACATGGGGTGGAAGGGAGCAAGGCCGAGCAGCTTTAGTTTTGAAGTTGAAAAACATGCAGATGAGCATGTAAAAAAAATCACCATGGATACAGTGCAATCACTTGTTGTTTCCAGTCCAGTTGATACTGGAGCTTATCGAGCATCGCATATTGTTTCTGTTGGATCTGGTGATTACGGTGTGCGAGAGCCTTCTACTAATGCCGTGCAAGATGCCGCGATTCAAGCTGTTAAGTTTAAGTTGGGGAGTTTGATCTATATTCAAAACAACCAGCCATATGCTGAGCGTTTAGAAAACGGTTGGTCCGATCAAGCACCGCAGGGCATTTATAGCACAACGTTTACTTATATTACTCAAAAGTACGGTGGCTAAAATGGCAATGACTTTAGAGCAAGCTAGACAAGCTATCGTGGACCGAATGATGAGTTTTACAGGGATTTCTCAAGATAGAATCCAGTATCCAAATGCACCAGGTTTTACGGTACCAACGAAAGGTGTGTGGTGTCGTTTAACCATTACGGGAGGACCAAGTTTTATTGCTGGACTAGGAAATAAGCCGTGTACACGCCGTACTGGGAATATTTTAATCCAGTGTTTTGTCCGGCCTAATACTGGAGACAGGGAAATAACAGAACTTAGCGATGCATTGCTAGCACATTTTGAGTATTTCTCAGTCGAACATTTAGAGTGTTTGAATGGACAATCAATTTATTCCGGTCAAGATGCTGACTTTGTTCAGTATAATGTGACTATTGGTTATAGGGTGAATTGATATGTCCTGCATGCTTACTCAAGAAGAAATCGAAATTAAACGGCAAGAACTGGAACGACACTTGGCAGGTGTAATGGCTGAAGAGCTGAATAAATGGCAATTAGCTAATAAACTATGTGTTTCTGATGTAAATATACGTTTAGCCGATGTTAGTAGTCTTGGCGGAACTAAACATAATGTAGTTACTGGAGTAAGTGTCGATCTAGATGATTGATTTAAAATTTTAAAGAAATTACCGCCAATGAGCGGTTTTTTTATGTTCCAAATTTTGTAACCACCTTTCGAGGTGGTTTTTTTATGCCTATAAGGAGTAAAAGCCATGTCGAGTGGTGCAAAGATCCGTCTTTACTATGCTGAAGAGCAAACCCCCGAAGTATTACCAACTACACCAGTTTGGAAAACTGTACGTCGAGTATCGGATAGCTTGACTGAAAACGTTACAACCGAAACATCGAACAGTGTGGTCGATTCGCGATTCCGTCAAGGTGGCATGGCTACCGAAGCAGAAATCACAGGTTCTTTAGAAGTTGAATTATCTATTGGCTTGTTTGATGACTTCTGGTCAGCAGTTGCAATGAATAACTGGGCCAGTGATGTTCTTAACTTTGGCGGTAATGTGCGAAAGACATTTACCTTCGTCAAAGTATTTGAAGATATTAACCAGGTATTTATTTACCGCGGTGTACGTATAAATGAAGCTACGATGTCTATTGCTACTACTGGCAAAATCACAGCTACATTTGGCTTGATGGGCACTCTATTTGAGCGCACTACAACAAACCCTGTTACTTCGCCTTTACCAGTCCCTGAATTAGTCCTTGTTTCAGCGCTTAACGTCGGTGATCTTAAAGTTAATGGTGAAACAGTTGTCGGAACTGCTTGTATGCAGTCTCTTGAATTGACCATTAACAACAATATGGAAGCAATCCGTTGTATTGGCTCTAAAAAGCTCACTGCAACGACTTATCTCGAGAAGATTGTTGATATCACCGTCAACACTCAATACATGTTCTCGGCTCAATCGGCAGCATATATCGACTTCATTAAAACCCGTGACACCATGCCGCTAGAATTCTCTATTGAAGATGATGCAGGTAATGGTTATGCATTCCAGTTCCCACAATTAGAAGTGGCTGAAGCTAATCACCCTGATGGCGGTGGAGAAGACACCATCACAGTCGACATCAACTACAACCATATTCGCGTATCGCCAGTTATTACTCGTGTGATTGCGCCAGTTACACCTTAATACTGATTTGGCAGCTTTATTGCTGCCTTCTTATTTGGAGATATAACATGGCTCTTGAAGTCAATATTCAAAGAAATAAAGACGTTAGTTTGTGGCGCGAATATAAAGATGAAGAAGGTAATGTACTTGCTGAGTTCAAGATCCGAGGCATTGGATATAAGCCTTATCAAGTAGCTTTAGAACGTGCGAATAACCAAATCACAGCTAAAGGATTTGATGTTGCTAAAGCTTCACCCGATGACAAACTCTTTCATGAATTACTATTGGAAGCAGTTGCATGCCATTTAATTGAAGACTGGAAGGGTGTTGTATTTGTCGAAGAAGGTCCTAATGGCGAACAGTTAAAGTCCGAACCTGCATACAATGCAGAGAACGCTACGAAATTGCTTAACATGGGCGATTTAGGGGTTTCTCTCTGGTCCTTTATTCGAACTGAATCAGAAAAGATTCAATCAGAAGCGAACCAATATCGAGATGATGTTGTGGGAAAGTCACAACCCTCTACACCTACGCGAACAAGTACGCGGGGCTCACGGACCACGAAAAAAAGCAAAGAGAAGCCCTCGGTGTAAAGCTTCCGGACGCGCCTGACTATTCTTATGTAGCTAATGCCATCCTGTCTGCATATAACACAATTGCACGATCTAGACGCTATGAACAAGGTGTTCCTCTGGCGTTAGATATTTCTGCAATTAATGCTTATGCTGAGCAATATGACTTGCCAGTTGAACGATACATTTTTAATGACTGTATCTTTACGCTTGACGATATGTTCTTGGACGAGGCGCATAAAAAAAATAGTTCAAATATTAAAAAATAAAACGGCACATCGTGTCGTTTATTTTTATTGACCTATTGAACAAAACTTTAATAATGTTAAATTACATCAAATGATAAAATAAGCGTAAGCGATATTTTACAAGTCTTGGATAATGTAAAGATATGGGCACTTTAAATTTTAGAATCAACATGTTGGAGTGGGCTGCAAACAATATTGGTTTGAGCTTAAGCGATGTTGTAACTAAAATTTCTGAAGCTGAAAGAACCCAAAAAAAATTAATGGAAGGTGTTTTTTCTATTAAACAGGCCGAGGAGTTTGCTGAATTAACAAAAGTTCCATTTGGTGCACTTTTTCTAAACGTTCCGCCAGAAAATTTATATAAGCCAAATATTCCAGATTTACGACAAAATCAAAATGCACTCCCTTTAAGTGAAAGCTTTTATGAAGTGTTAGAAGATGTTCAAACAAAACAGCAATGGTTTATTGAATTCCTAAAAGAAAATGATGCCAAAAAATTGGAATTTGTGGGCAAATATAACAAAAAAAGAGATGCTAATATTATTGCTGAAGATATTAGAATTCATATCGGTTTACCATATGATTTAAATACTAAAAAGAGCAAGGAAGAGTATTTAAAAAATCTTATCTTTAAATGTGAAGAAATTGGGATATTAATTTTCAAAAATAGTATGGTAAAAAATGCAACTAAGAAGCCTTTAAATACCGAAGAGTTTCGCGGTTTTGTTTTAATTGATGAATATGCTCCCGCTATTTTTTTGAATGCTCAAGATATGCCTGCTGCAATGATATTTACATTAGCGCATGAATTAGCTCATATATGGTTAGGCGAATCTGGCGTTGATGATTTGGATATATATGGAAATGATCCGAATGAAGTTCTTTGTAATAAAATTGCTGCAGAAGTATTAATAACGAAATCTGAATTTATTGATGCATGGGATAGACATCAAGGAGACATATATTATATTGCTCAAGAATTTTGTGTAAGTAAATTAATGGTAGCTAGACTTGCATTAACACATGGTTTTTTAGAAGCTTATGAGTATAAAAAAATACAAAGGGAAGAATTTGAAGCATTTAAAAATATTCCTAAAAAAGATGGTAGTCCAAGTTTTGTAAACTTAATACCAGGCAGAAATAGTTACCTTTTAACAAAAACTGTGGTAAATCAGGCTTTATCTGGTAAATTGTTATTAAGAGATGCTGGTAAATTGTTAAATGCTAGCCCTCAAAATATTATGAAAATAGGTGGCGTTATTTAATGCATACAAAGTACCTGCTTGATACAAATATTTTTATTCAATCTTTTAATCTTTCATATCATCCATCATTTTGTAATGGATTTTGGGATTGGTTGGTTGGAGGGTTTAAAGCAGATAAATTTTATAGCATTGATAAAGTCTATAATGAAATGATAAAACCAGCATCGTCTCAAGATGAATTATCTCAATTACTGAGAAGCCAAAGTATTCCTCAAGAAATGTTTGTTGAAAGTCTTTCTGATCCTAAAGTGACAACTGAATATGGTAGATTGATGTCATGGGCTTTTTCAAATACGCATTTTTTACCAAAAGCAAAAAATGAATTTGCAAGGCCCGATAGTGCAGATGCTCATTTAATAGCAACTGCTATGGCATATAACTACGTAATTGTTACAGAGGAACTTTCAAACCCAGCAGCAAAAGCGCGGATTTTAATTCCAGATGCTGCTGCTAATTTTGGAATTAGTTGTATTACAATGCCTTCTCTTTTAAGAAAGCATGCTCATAATAATTTTACACTTAAATAGTAGTAACTTCTTTGATATTAAAAACCACCTTCGGGTGGTTTTGCTTTATGTGACATTTACTAACCAGTTTGTTAAAGTTAGTACACTTTATAACAAATGGATTACATTATGAAAAAGTTTTTAATGGCGGGATTTCTTGGATTCGGCTTGGTAGGGTGCTCAACTACCATGCCTATTAACTATATAGCTTCTCCTTCGATCCGCGGGCAAGGAGAGATTGCAGTTGGGCGATTCCAATACACACCTGCTCAACAAGGTTTAGTTAAAAAAAATGAATTTCAAAAGCCATCTGCTGCGATTGGAACAATGTATATGTCTGATAATGCTGATGCACTGTTAAAATCTTCCTTAACAAAAGAATTAATAGCAGCTGGGTTTAACCCAAATGACAATGCGGAAATAACAATAAATGGGGACATAAAGCAATTTCTGTATGACTGGATTGGATTTGTTGAAGTAGATTTCTATTTAGATGTGGAATATACAGTAACTAAAAATGATCAAGTTATTTATAAGAAAATAATTAAGACTCACAAGGCTTCACCTAAGGCAATGGGCGGTACAGACTCCGAAGCTGTTCGTTCGGCAATATCAACTAATATTGGTGAGTTATTGCAAGACTTGAAAAGTCAAAAAATTATTTGAGGCAGAATGAGATGAAGAAGGTTGTTTTATTGAGTTTGGTTCTAGGTTTGGGAGGCTGTGCAGCCACAACAGATATGATGAATAATCAATACATGTCTGTAATACCAACATCAACGGATCTCAATGGCTTTTGGACGGGCAATAATGGCCCATACGCTGTGACTTACTCATTCAATAAAGATGGCACTGGTCTAATGTGTTCCAGTTGGAATGGTAAAGATTCTATTGAAAAGCTAAAAGTAAATGGTAATGAAATTATTGTTCAATCAGGGTTAAAGCAAACGATTAAAAGTAAAACTGACTCTAAACTTGAGTTAAAAGTTAACTACTATGGTGGAGGTAGTTACCAGTACAGCCCAGATCCAAACTTACAAAATGCATCGCCATATTGTGAGAAAGCACTGAGAAATTAATTCAAATTAAACAATTAACCCGCGAAAGCGGGTTTTTTATTGCCTAGAGGAAAGTAAGATGGCACAAGAATCCCGTTTGGTCATTGTAATTGATGCTAAAAATGCAGAACGAAATGCGCGCAATCTAGGCAATGAGTTGGATAGCATTGAGCGCAAAGGCGACTTTGCAAGTAAATCAATGGATAGTTTGTCTGTGGCAACGCGCCAACTTGCTGGCTACATGGCTGGATTGGTTACTGTAAGTGCTGCCATTAATAATATGGACACTTATACGGGCCTTCAGAACCGTCTAAAGCTCGTTACTAATAATCAAGTTGAACTAAATAAAGCAACGGAAGACACTTTCCGAATTGCTCAAAAAACCTATTCAGCATGGGATTCTGTTCTACAGGTCTACCAGCGTTTTAGTGATAATGCCAAAACTTTAAACCTCACAATGGATGACACAGCACGTTTAACTGAAACAGTTTCTAAAGCTGTAGCAATTAGTGGTGCAAGTGCACAAGCCGCAGATGCTGCTTTGGTTCAATTTGGGCAGGCCTTGGCAAGTGGAACGTTGCGTGGAGAAGAACTTAATTCTGTAATGGAGCAAACCCCAGCATTAGCTAAAGCAATTGCTCAGGGTATGGGTATTACTGTAGGCGAATTACGGTCAGTAGCTGCAGAAGGAAAAATTACTTCTCAAGAGATTGTAAAAGCACTTAGAAATGTAGAAAAAGATGTAGATGCACTTTTTGCAAAAACCGATATCACTATTGGACAGTCTTTGACGCTGCTCAACAACGAGATTACTAAATTTGTTGGGGAGTCAGGAAAGGGCTCAGGTGCAGCACAAGTTTTAGCGGGCAACATTCAGACTTTAGCTGGAAACCTAGATGTTTTAACTTCTGCAATGATGGTTGGTGGTGCTTATTGGCTTGGAACCTACATTCCTGCAATTTATGCCTCAGGTGTTGCTGTAGCTGCAAAAATTAAGGAATTAGCTGCTCAAACAGTTACGCAATATGCTGCAATTCAAGCCGAGCGCGCAGCTGCAGCTCAACAAGTAATTAGCACTCAAACAGTTGTTGCAAATACTCAAGCAACTTTAGCTGCTATTGCGGCTGAGAAAGCTCTAGAAGTACAGCGCCTTAAATCTCAAATTACTGAAAAAGGCAGAACAGCGACATTAACTCGTATGGCTGAGTTAAAGAAAATTGAGGCTCAAGTTACAAGAGAATTGGCACTTGCTGAAGAAGCATTGGCTGTAGCTCAATCAAGATCAGCAGCAGCTGGTGCGGCAAGTGTAGGGATAGGATCACGGCTTTTAGGTTTACTTGGTGGTCCAGTTGGTATTGGGATTACAGTAGCAAGTTTAGCAGCTGGATATTTATTAATGCGAGACAACACAGCTGAAGCTAATAAAAAGCTTGAAGAACAGGCTCGAGTTGCAGAAAAGACAGACGAAGCATTAAAGAAATTAGCTGGCAATGATAAAACAAAGGCAGTTGATGATTTAACGGCAGCATTCAATGCCCAAAATGAAGCTTTGAGTAAGTCATCTCTTGCTGTAGGGGCTGCATTAATTGATATAGAAAACTATGCTCGTGGCAACAGGGAAGTAGAAAATATTTCCCAAGAAGCACGTAAAGGAACTATTAGTTATGCAGAAGCTATCGAGCGTTTAAATAAAATTAAGCTGCCAACAGATCTGTATGAAAAACTCAAGAAACAAGCAGCGCAGTACGATGAGAATTCTTCTAAAGCGAATTTATCTGCTGAGAAACTGAAGTTATTTGGTGTTGAAGTAAACCTTGCTGGTAACAAAGCACAAAATGCTGCTGTTCAAGTAAAAGGAAATACGGATGAGCTAAATAGTAATGCGAATGCAGCAGATAAAGCTGCAAAAGCACAGAAAGGGTATTTTGATAGCCTTCGTACTGAAGTTATTAACTCCAATGAAGAGTTGGCTTTATTAAACCTTGGCTACAGTGAAGAAACTGTAAAAAAGATACTTGAACTTCAGAAAGCAAAGCAGGCGGTGGCTGCTCCTGGCACAACAGCAATTATCACTAAAGAGGAGATGGACCAGATTGCTAAAGCCCAAAAAGCTTTAGATGCTCTTAAAGAAAAAAAGGATGCACTGACTGCTGCTGAACGTAAACATACAAGTGAACTTGAAAAACAGCAAAAAGTACTTTCAGTTAATGCCAAAGTTCAGGCAAATGCTGCTAAATATGGATTTGCAGGTATTGAATCAAAGTACAATTTGCCAGCCGGCACATTGTCAGCGCTTCATATGATTGAGTCACGCGGTAATGCTAAGGCCTATAACAAATCAACTGGGGCAACTGGTGGATTCCAATTTCTGGAAGGCACAGCTAAGCAATATGGTGTGAAGGACCGTACTGATTTAGCACAATCTGCTGAGGGTGCTGGTAAGTACATGGCTTATCTATTAAAGCTCTTTAAGGGAGATTTGGAGAAGGCTGTACGTGCTTATCATGCTGGTGAAGGTAATGTTCAAAAGGGTAAGGGTATTGGCAAATACAACAACCAATACTGGAAAGACTTTCAGGGCTATATGGCTGGTATTAATGGCTATACTGCTGGGGATATCACCTCTAAAGACTTTGACAAGCTTATTCAAGATGCCACCAAAATGGCAGAAGAACAGGCTAAATTACGCCTTCAATTGGAAAACGATGTAGCCAATGAAGTGACAAAGATCAGAAATGATCTTGCTAAGAAGTTGGAAGATGTTGATAAAGCCAACTTTACCCCAGAACGCAAAGCTGAAATTAAAGCAGAATTGCAAGCCCGTGCTGATAATGATGTTGCCATAGCTCAACAAGCTCTTAAAACAAAGCTTGATGACTATAAACAGTTCAACATGACTGAAGAGCAATTGCTTAAGGATAGTTTTGACCGTAAGAAATTTAATGCGGCTCATGATATTGAGTTAAGTAAAGATCAGCGTGACGAGGCTATTAAGTATCTTGATCAGCAGTATCAGCATGAGTTGGAGTTGATCAACCTCACAAAGGCTGCACGTCAATCTGCATATGATCAAGCCAATTTAAAGGCATTGCAGGAGCTAAAACAGGAGCGAGACATTTTAGCAGCACCAATATGGCAAAGAGCTGGACTTTCTTTACAATTTGGAGAAAGAAATGCTCTTTCTGAAAACGACGCCACTCTTATTAATAAGGGTGACGAAGCTAAAATGAAGCTCAAGCAGAAAGAAATTGATCAGCTTGAATACAATAAGCGAATTGAAGATGCTGTTAGGATCCATGAAGAGAACAAATTCAAGATCCAAGAGGAATATGCACAGAAATATCAAGATTTGCAGCAATCACAGCATCAAACTCAGCTTGAATTGTATGGTTCTCTATTGTCACAGGCTTCAACAGTTTGGAGCAGTATGACCGAGATGGTTAAAAGCTCGGCTGGTGAGCAAAGTTCTGCATATAAAGCTATGTTCTTAATGCAGCAGGCGATTGCAATTGGTCAGGCGATAATAAGTACTGAACTCGCAGCAACAAAAGCATTAGAGTTAGGGCCAATTGCTGGCGTGCCAGCAGCAGCGTTAGTTCGTGGAATGGGGTATGCAAGTGTTGGCCTAATTGCAGCACAGACAATCGCTGGCTTCGCAAATGGTGGTCAGATTCGTGGAGCTGGAACTAACACAAGTGACAGCATCCCGATTATGGCTTCACATGAAGAGTTCATGATCAAGGCAAAGTCAGCCAAGAAGATTGGCTTAGACAATCTAAATTACATGAACAGAACTGGTGAATTACCTAATAGGGAAATGAACCAATTCAATGCCATCAACTCGGGTGGGAGTTTGGAGAGAGTAACATCCTCTAATGCACAGCCTGTCACTATTCAAGTCTATGTAACTGATTCAGGTGTAAATACCAATGGTGCTAATACTCAGGATCAGAAGCAGCTTGGGCAAATGATCGGCAATGCTGTTAGAACGATTATCCGGCAAGAGCAAAGACAGGGTGGTTTATTGGCTAAATAGTGCCATAAATGGAAAATTATTAATTAATTGATTTTTCTATTTAAAGTGAGTTAAAAGTTAGTTCCCATTAACCAATAAGGAGGAGATATGGGAACTGATGTTAACCCAGTGGCATGGGAAAACGCTGAAATTATGGTTTGCGCATTAATTGATGGTAATGATAACAAATTTTTGTTAGATAATGGTTTTCCATCAATAAGTAAAGAGTCAATAAAGGATATCTACTTAACCTTTTGTTCTTATGTTGGACCTAAGCATGGTGAGTTCAAGGTAATTAGCCGACCTGATCAACTAGAATTTAAGCTTGGTGATAAAAGTTATATTTGGGAATACTCAAGTCCTCTTACTGCAAATCATCAATTAGTGAAAATCTTATATGAGGTGTTTTATAAACATCAATTCTAAATGTTTATAGAAACAAAACCCCGCTCTTAGCGGGGTTTTGTTTTATAAGGAGGAAATATGAAAGCAATTCAATTTAAGAAAACAGGTCAATACACTGGTAATTGTGAAGATGTCACAAGCCTTCTTGCTGGTGCAATAACATATAGTGGGCAATGTGGAGTTGCAGGTAATCAGGTAACTTATGAACGAGATGGGGAAACTTTCCCTATCCAATTCGATGATTGGCTTGTAGATATTGAAGGTGTGATTCTTGTTTTGAGCGAGAAGCAATATCAAGCGCTTAATTCAGTAGCTTATAAACCTATAGGTTTGGGTGAGGCAATTGGTCGGCATGTCAATGAGTACTTAAGTCAACAACAGCGACAAGGCGGTTTATTATCAAAGTAACCCACTCGAATGAGTGGGTTTTTCATTTTGTGTTTTAGGCCATTCGCCCAGGATATCCAAGGGGGGAAATTTAAGAGCGAGAAAAACAGAACAATATAATAGGGGCTTTTTTAGCACCTTTTATATTTTTACATACAAAAAACCCTCGACTGCAATCGAGGGTTTTTTGTTTTCCATCACTCGCCTAAGCAAATAGGAAAAAGTATCGATGCATGAAATTATAGCAATAGTTCTGCAAAAAGTAGAGGTAATTATGAAAGAACATGGTTTCTGGAAAGTAACAGGATCTATTTTGATAGGAATTTTACTCTGGCAGTTTTCAAACATACTTAATGCTACCGCAAAGTTGATTGAGGTTTTTCGATGAACAAAAAATACAGCTTATGGGAGGTGTTTAAATCAACACTCATGATTTCAATCCCAATATTCTTGTGGAAATTACCAGAATTAATTACAGCAATTAAAGCTTAAAACCGACCCAAAATGAGGTCGGTTTTTTTATGGAATCAATTTATGAGCGACCTTAAATTCACATTTGAATGTGACTTAGATGGCAATAGTAATACTCAGAGATTTAATACTTTGTCATCTAAGTTCGGTGATGGTTATGAACAAAACATTGCTGTAGGTATCAATAACCGATCTGGTGAATGGACTTATCAAAGAACAGCTTATAAAGCGGAAATTATGCAAATCAAAGCATTCTTTGACCGGCACAACGGCGCGGACTCGTTTCTTTGGGATTCGCCATTAGACGGCGAAGTCCGTGTAAAAACCAGTTCTGAATACCAACCTCGCCAAATTGGCGGTGATGTTTGGCAAATCTCAACGACATTCACCCAAGTTTTTTACCCTTAATTTAAACCCCTTTGAAGCCCCTTTTTAGGGGCTTTTTTTATGCGAGTAAGAAAATGACGATTCAAACAGTAAATCTAGGTACGGCACCGACTGGCGCAGGTGGTGATACATTTCGTTCAACTGGCGCAAAAATGAATGAAAACTTTACCAACTGGTCACATGCGGCAAGTCGATATGTTGGAACTGCTGCTGGTAATGTGATGGAAGTTGGGGCTTTTGGTATCGGTGGCATAGTAAAAGTTTTGGATGGGGTAAATGCTTCATCTTTAGATGTGCAGTCCGGCTTATTTGGAGTAGTCAATTCACAGGGTTTTCCAGAATCCGGATGGAATTACTTGATTAGTATGAGATTGTTAGCTACTAACCTATATACTTTATATCTAACTAGCAATATTTATGGTGATATTCAGGTTGCTACAAGAGTCGATGGGCAGCTGGGTTCGTGGACGAAATATTTATCAACGAGAAATACTACTACTGATGCAAACGGATTTATTAAAGCCGCTTCACCGATCGTAAAACTATTTGCAAATAAGATTGAGTTGAATGATGAAGCTGCTGAGCAGAACATTACTTTTGAAAAGCTCGATGTAGGGCACTACTTGCTAAAAGGGACGTCAGGTTTTGCAACGGAAGGGTGGTATATCGAAACACCTAAAGATGCAAATGGGAACATTCTGTTTACTGTGATTTATCACCAGTTAGAAAATAAAGATATTGAAATCAAAACTTTTAAAAAGAAGTTTGATGTTGAGTCTGCTTCAATTATTCCTAATTTGGATAATCCAGTTGATATTTCAACGGGCCGCTGGATCGATATTCGCTTGCAAGAAATTCCTAAATCAGTACCCGAAATATCAGTGGTGACAAAAAATGACGCTGAATAGTGATTTCCAGAAACTATATGTAGATGGATTAATCCATTTGTATGAACTTGATGCCAGCAGCTTAGGTGCTGGCATCTTGCGTTTTCACGGGCATATTTCTTTTCAAGACTGGGAGAAAATCTACTCTTCAATTGGTTCCGAAGGTTTAATTGGTGCCGACTCTGGCAGTATTGGAAAGATATTTGATATTGGTGATCAGAAGGTATGGAACCGCAATATTATTTGGCAGGGACAAATTTTTGAGCCAATGGCACTTGAGGTGTCTGGTCTTGAAATGCGTAGTGATGGTAAAGCTTCAGCACCAACTTTAAGCATGGCCAACAATATCAACGGCATTCAAAATGCTGTGTCTGCTTACTGTTTGCAGTTTAAAGACTTTGCTGGTGCAAAACTTAAAGTGATTACCACACTTGCTAAATACTTAGATGCTGAAAACTTCACAGAAGGCAATCCAACTGCATCGAATGAATCAAAAGAGCAAATCTGGTACATCGAGCAAAAGACATCTGAAAATGCACAACAAGTGACTTTCGAGCTGTCCAATCCAATCGATTTTGAGGGTTTGAAAATCCCAGTTCGACAAATTACTTCGCTTTGTCATTGGTGCATGGTCGGGAAGTACCGGGGCGAAGAATGTGGTTACACAGGTGTAGCAATGTTCACTGATAAAGATGAGCCAACTGATAATCCGGCACTTGATCGATGCGGTGGACGTTTACGTTCTTGTCGCTTGCGCTTCGGTGAAAATAAACCGCTGCCATTTGGTGGTTTCCCGGCTTCAAGCTTATTGTGAGGTTTTATGAAACTGACGGCAAAACATAAAAAAGCAATCATGGCACATGCGGATGAATGCTATCCACACGAGTGCTGTGGGGTGATTATTGATAAGCAATATATTCCTTGTCGCAATATTTCTAAAAACTCTGATCAATTCGAAATCCATCCAGAAGATTTAGCTATAGCAGAAGACCAGGGCGAGATATTAGCGTATGTGCATTCACACCCTGACGGAACTACAAGAGCCTCAGAACTAGACTTAATTCAGATTGAGTTACATCAAAAGCCGTGGGTAATTTGTTCATATCCGGATGTGGATTTTCAAGTTTATGAACCTTGTGGTTATTGCGCCCCCTTAGTGGGGCGTAATTATATTCATCATTATCAGGACTGTTATGCACTAGTCCGTGACTTTTATGACCGCGAACTAGGTATTAAATTGCCAGACTTTGAACGAAAAGATGGCTGGTGGGAAGACAAAGATCATCCGTCAATTTTGATTGATAACTTTCCGAAAGCTGGTTTCTATGAAGTGGACACTCCGCAATATGGAGATATGTTGATTTGTCGAGTACCACGAACAGAACACCCAAATCATTGCATCATTTGGCTTGGTGATAATGCAATGCTGAAGTCCGAAGATACTGAACCTTGTATTGGCAATACATTAATTTTGCATCAGCTTCACGGCCGTAAATCTATACGTGAAATCTATGGACCGCAATGGTCAACCAGAACGGTAAAAATCTTGAGGCATAGAGATGTTAAAAACAATTAAGTTGTACGGCATCTTGGGGCAAAAATTCGGTCGTGAATTTAAGCTCGATGTCGCAAATACACGTGAAGCCATGCGTGCATTATCTGTTCAGATCGCTGGCTTTGAACACTTTATGTTGCATGCACATGAGCAGGGCCTACGCTTTGCCGTGTTTCTAAAAGGAAAGAACTCGAGTAATAAGCGAGGCAAGAAACGCCCAGCAATTTACGATCATGAAACTAAGCGCCTAATCACTGGTGACAATATCGGTGAAGAACAGCTTGATATGAATACTGAAGCTGAGGTTATTCATATTGTTCCACGTGTAGTTGGTGCAGGCGGTAATGGAATATTACAGACTGTATTGGGTGCTGTGATGGTCGTGGTGGGGGTTTTAGTAACTGTAGGCACATTGGGCGGTGGAGCACCACTCGGTGCTGCATTGATTGGCTCAGGTATTGGAATGATGCTTGGTGGAGTGGCCATGATGCTTATGCCAAAGGTTGATACTACTCAAGATCAAAACCAAGATGGAAACAGAGCGAATAAAGGCTTTGGCGGTGCAGTTACCACAGTTGCACAAGGTAATCCTGTTCCAATTCTTTATGGTCAACGGGAAATCGGCGGCTTCATTGTGAGCGCAGGTCAATATCCTGAAGATCAGATGTAAATTTTAATTAACAGGCGCTTTCTAGCGCCTTTTTTATTGCGTGAGATTTCTTATGAATGCAGTAGTAGGCGCAAAAAAGGGCAGTAATAAACAACGGCAACCCGTAATTTCTCCAGATTCTGCACAATCGAAAACTTTTATTAAAATCCTTTACGGATTATCTGAGGGAGAAATTGAGGGGCTAGCTAATGGGCTTCAGTCAATTTATTTAGAAGAAACACCTCTTCAGAACTCTGACGGAAGCCTTAACTTTGAAAATGTAAAAGTTGATTTTAGAAATGGTACTAATGATCAGGAATACATTGATGGCTTTCCAGCAGTCGAAAGTGAAACTGCTATCAATGTTGAATTAAAGTCGGAAACACCATGGGTCCGTGCTTTTAGCAATCTAGATCTCGATGCTGTTCGTTTACGCTTAAAATGGGGACCTTTGCGCAGTCAAAACGCCACTAATGGTGATGTGTCGGGCATTACAATCGAATATGCAGTTGATTTACAACTTGACGGTGGTATCTGGACTGAAGTTTTAAAAACAAAGATTTCAGATAAGACTTCTGCTAATTATGAACGAGCTCATCGTATTGATTTGCCTCGAGCTGACTCAGGTTGGCTCATACGTGTTCGCAGACTTACACCCAACTCAACTTCGGAGTATGTCAGTGACAAGATGTATATTGAAGCAGTGACTGAAGTCATTGATGCAAAATTACGTTACCCAAATACGGCTTTGCTTGGTCTTCAATATGATGCTGAGACTTTTGGAAATGTAGCTAAAGTTGCTGCAGATACAAAGGGAAGAATTCTAAAGGTTCCTACTAACTACAATCCAGCAACACGGCAATATGTTGGGATGTGGGACGGTACTTTCAAAGAGGCTTATTCTAACAACCCTGCATGGATCTATTACGACATCTGTACAGTTGATCGCTATGCGCTAGGTGACCGCTTAACTCCACTTATGGTTGATAAGTGGTCATTGTACCGATTAGCACAATACTGTGACGAAATGGTACCAGACGGTCTAGGCGGCCAAGAACCACGCTTTACTTGTAATGTTTATCTTCAGAGTGCCGAAGGTGCCTTTGAAATTTTAACGAAATTAGCTGGTGTATTCCGTGCTATCACATTTTGGGATGGTAATAGCATTATTTGTGATGCGGATATTCCCCAAGATACTTACTTCACGTATACCCGGGCTAATGTTATTGATGGCAATTTTGAGTACGCGGGAACCCGTGCTCGAGATAGACATAATGTCGTTAAAGTTGCGTGGGATAACCCGGCTAATCACTACAAAACCGAATATGAGTTTGTTCGCGATGAAAAGGCGATTGCTGAGGCCGGCCAAGTTCGTATTTTGGAAATTGATGCTTGGGGATGCACTTCGCGAGGACAAGCGCAGAGAGCAGGCTGGTGGGCTTTAAAATCTGAGCAATTAGAAACTCGGACCGTTAGTTTTAAAGTTGGTCTGGATGGCCATATTCCGCAACCGGGAAGAGTTATTGATATTGCTGACCCGTTATTTGCTGGACGGGCAAACGGAGGGCGTGTATCTAAAATATCAGTAGATCGTAAAAGCATTACGCTAGATCGTGACGACGTTGTGGCAGTTGCTGGTGACCGACTTATTATTAATGGCGAGGATGGCAAAGCTCAAACTCGAATTGTTCAATCGATCTCAGGTCGAGTTGTTACAGTTACTCATGAGTTTGATGCTATTGCTACACAAAACGTGTGGGTAATAGATGCTCAAGATTTAGCAACAATGAAGTTTCGAGTGATCTCTATTACTCAAGATGAAAGTCATCAATTTTCAGTGACTGCACTTCAATATAACCCAGCCAAATTTGATGCCATTGATAAGGGCGCTTATTTTGATGAGGTCCCGATTTCGATTGTGAACCCAACAATTCAGGATCCTGTAACTGATGTCGTTGTTACTAGTGAAAGCCGAGTTGATCAGGGCATCAACGTGGCGATAATGATAGTATCTTGGGCGCAAGCAAAAGGTGCAGTTAAGTATCAGGTTGAGTGGCGTAAAGATGATGGTAGTTGGATTAAGTTACCAATTACTGGCAACAACTCAGTCGAAGTACCAGGTATTTATGCGGGTCAATATCAAGCACGAGTAACAGCGATTTCAGCATTTGAGATAGCTTCTTTACCAGTTTATTCAACTTTGACTGAACTCTCTGGAAAGCAAGGCTTGCCCCCAAAATTGGCATTTATCCAAGCGACAGGAATCTTATTTGGTATCAAACTTGATTGGGGCTTTCCGGCAACCGGTGCGCTTGACACTGCTTATACAGAAATCCAAGTTTCGCCAGATGGTACCAGCAACATTGCTCAATTGGGCTTATTCGCTTATCCAACAACGACTCATACGATTCAAGGCTTGCAGCCAAATCTGACTCAATTTTATCGGGGGCGTTTGATTGATAGGATTGGAAATATAGGGCCATGGTCGGATTGGACTCATGCGACAACTTCTGCCGATGCAACAGATGTTCTTGAGCTCTTGAACGATCAAATCAGTGAAACTCAGCTCAATCAGGATCTTAAAACTAGGATTGATCATATTGAGACTATTGACGCTGAAATTGGTCCAATTAAGCAAGATATTCAAAATACGAAAGATCGGATTGCACAAGAAGTCATTGATCGACAAAACGCTATTCAGCAAGCCAAAGATGGTTTATCACAGCAAATTATTGATGGTGATGAAGGTGTTCTTGAAGTTGTAAATACTGTTAAACAGTCAAGTGACGAGGGAATTGCTGCAGCTCAAGAAAGCATTCGTGTTGTTGCAAATGATCTTTCACTTGTAGCTGAAAAAACGGACGGTGTATATGCACAGTTAAATCCACCTTTGATTGGATCTGAGTCTGATTTGATCGGTAATGATCAGGGCTTCGCAGGAACTTGGTCAGTTCAATCGGCAATGATCGAAGGGGACTTAGCACTTAGTAAGCGTATTGATACAACGGCAGTTGAGTTAAATAACTTACAGGCTTATGCACAACGAGAAGTACAAGCACGAATTGAGGGTGATAGGGTAACTGTTCAAAAAATAGATAACTATATCGCAAGTAATGATAGTGCTCTTGCAACTGTACGTGAATCTGCACAGGTAGCAGTTGAGCAGTCATCGGCAAATGCTGAAGCGATTGATTTAATTAATCTTGAGCTTGATGATAAGGCATCAACTGGTGCACTTGAGCAAGTTAAGTCTGATATTAAGAATGTAGATGACAAAGTTATTGCCCAAACTACAAGGATTGATGGAGTTTACGCGCAAATCAATCCTCCGTTGATCGGGTCAGAATCTGACTTAATCGGTAATGAAGGAGGTTATGCAGGCGTATGGTCAGAGCAATCTGCACGTATTGAAGGCGATTTGGCTCAATCTAAACGTACAGATCAAGTTTCTGCACAAATGAATGACAGCAATGCTTTGTTTCAGCAACAAATCAATGCAAATGCTAGTGCTATTTCTTCAACGATAAAAGTAACGGAAACGTTGCAAACTAAAGTCGGTGAGAATAGTGCGTCTATTCAAAATGTCAGTGAAAGTGTGGATGGCATCTATGCTCAGCAGTTTACTAAGTTCGATGTAAATGGCCATGTTTCTGGTCATGGATCAATGAATGATGGTACGACTTCTACTTTCATATTCAATTATGATGCAATTCAGTTTGGTACGCCTGTCGGTGTTGATGGTATAGAACCTAAACCATTAATGACCCTGCAAAACACTCCGGTCACTTTGCCAAACGGTACTGTTATTCCGCGTGGTTTGTATGTCGACAATGGTAGTTTTGGATATATCAATGCCAATCGAATCTGGGCTGATAGCTTAAGTGCTATTAGTGCGGATTTGGGAACGATTAAAGTTAAATCTGCAAATATTGAAGATCAAGCAGTTACTACTTCAAAAATTGGAAATTTAGCAGTTGATACTTTGCACATTAAGGATCAGGCAGTAACGCTGCCAGTTATCGTGACTAAGTCTGCTCAAAATACGACAGAAGGGTATAGATATACACCAAACCATTACACAATGGGCGAGTTTTTGCGGGTTGTATTAACAGGCTTTCAGCCATATTCAACCATTCTGATTACTATGTTTGGTCAGTTGTACTTTATTCCACATCCGAATGGTAATGCAGTTGAGGGGGATCTCACTCGTGCAACCAATGGAGCTATGTATTTTAAATTAGGAGATGATTATTTAGTTAATTATTCCGCAGCTAACAATACTGAAATAACGATACCGCCTGTGAAATTTGGATCTACTGAACTTGGCACTTCATTTTCTGTGTTAGCTAAAGCAGACGCTTCTGGTCAGCTAGTGCTTAGTGGTTATTTTGATATGATGACTTTTGCTTACGCTAATCAGGTTACTGCAGGCTGCTCTGACTTAACCTTTTATGCTGTGGAGCTTAAAAAATGATGGAAAAGATCTATGGAGTTTTTAACAGTGATGGCAGCTTAGATGTGTTGGTCAAAGGGGAACGTGATAATGTTTATGCAACACCGCTTCAGCATATCAAAGAAATGCAGGTAGATATGCATGATAAAAATGTTTTGCATTATCTAGATGAGAATCTAAATGTAGTCACTATTCCAGTAGTACCAGAAAAAAAATTTGATTATGTCTCAAAAACTTGGATTGACTCACGAACTATTGATGAGGCTAAACAACAGAAATGGGAACAAATCAAACAGATTCGGGATCAGTATGAGTTTGGCGGTTTTGAGTTTGAAAATAAGCTTTATGATTCAGATCCTAATTCTCAATTAAGAATCGCTACTGCAGCTTTGCTCGGCGTATCAGTTGAGTGGACTTTAAAAGACAATTCAGTTGTTAATCTTAGTCCTGATCAATTGATTGACTTAAAAACAGCACTTGCAGTGCACATTAATAACATTCATGAAAGAGGGCGTATTGCACGACAGAAAATTGAAACTGCTTTGACATATGAAGAAATTGAAGCAGTAAATTTTTAATTTAGAAATTTCTTAGATAGCACCCAACTGGGTGCTTTTTTATTGTCTAAAAATATCTGGAGATATCAATGGAACCAGTTTCAACAAGCGGTTTAACAGCAATTTTAAAATTTTATGGTGCAGCAATTATGGTGACGTTAGCGGTTGCTTTAGTTGCAGCAGTTGTATTGATGACACGAATGCCACGCTCACCACAAGAGTGGGGCGTAGGCTTGATCTGCACAGTTGTATCAAGCCTTGCTGGTGGCTCATTCATTATCGTGAAGTGGGGGCTTCATGAATGGGTTACTGATGTATGGGGGATGATTGCACTTGGTGGATTCTTCTTTGTTTGTGGATTACCCGGTTGGGCTTTGGTCCGATGGATCTTTAACTTCATTGATAAGCAGGAAGGTAAAACGATCGTTGAAGTGATCAAAGAGTTTAAAAAAGCCAGAAAAGACATTGAAAACAGTTAATGCCGCCTTCGGGCGGTTTTTTTATTTACAGGAAAGCAAAATGAATATTGAGCAATATCTTGATGATTTGATTAAGCGCGAAGGCGGTTATGTAAATAACCCAGCAGATCGAGGCGGCGCAACAAAATACGGTATTACTGAAGCAGTAGCACGTACTAACGGCTTTAAGGGCAACATGAAAGATTTACCGCTTGATGTGGCTAAATCAATTTATAAGCAACAATATTGGACAGCTCCACGTTTTGACCAGGTGAATGCCGTTTCTTCTGCAGTAGCTGAAGAGCTTCTAGACACTGGTGTGAATTGTGGTACCGGCTTTGCTAAACCTCTTTTACAACGTGCTTTGAATTTGCTTAATAACCAAGGTAAATCAGGTTGGCCAGATCTTGTGGTCGACGGAATTTATGGTCCAGCTACTTTAAATGCTCTCAAAACTTACCTATCAAAAAGAGGTAAGGAAGGCGAGGCAGTTCTGGTACGTGTTCTTAATATCATGCAAGGCCAACGTTACATTGAAATCTGTGAGCGCAATAAAAGCCAAGAACAATTTTTCTATGGTTGGATCGCCAATCGAGTTGTTATATGAAAGTCTTTTATTGCAGACGCTCAAAGATAGCTTTCACAATTACATTGCTGTGCATTCTATTATCAGGGTGCACAGCTCATACGATCAATAACAAGGTAAGTGTTAGGATATGTGCAAAAGCTCTTTAAAAGGGCTTTTTCATCTTTGTAAGATCTATTGAATCAAGTAGATGATTCTCAAGTTCTTTGTATATATTATCCATTCGTTCTATTAATTCATAAATACTTTCAAATTTATATAGTTCATTATTACCTATAAACTTAACGGGAAAATTAATATGAACATTTAACAGACCAACCTCTACATTGTTTTTTTCTTTTGGGTTGACATATTCCGGAAATGTTCGAGTGTTCATGATATGTGTACGTTCAGAATTGCTGATTTCACTATTAAACTTATCGTAATATTTAGTATATGATTCTTGGATGCGACTAAAATTTTTGATTAAATATGTAAAATGAGTTTGATAGATAGAATAAATACTAAATATTGAATTCGAATTATGATTCAATCTATCTAATATTTTGACATTCAGTTGTTTTCTATAAAATTCATCTCTTAAGTCATTAGCTATAAACGTGCAAAAGTCTTCAGAAAGAATTTTATATTTATTAACTTTTTTTAGATTGATCAGTATTTCTTTAACTTTATGGAGTTCATCGTAACTTAAGGCTAGCAAATAACATATTTCATTAACATGTTCTTTTTTTAGTTCAAAAGAAGCTTGATGTCTCCAATCATTAAATAAGCTCGCTGCAACATATGCTGTAGCTAATGTTGCGATACCTCCGAAAAAGCTAGCTGTTAAGGTTAATGAGTCTTTTATCTGTGCAATAGATGCATTACTTTCACCGACCATTAAATAATAAATAAAACCAAAAAGAATAATTGAAACTACACTACAAATAAGAAAAACTGTTTGTATAAGATCTTTAATATGCATAATTTTTCTGTAAAAAATAATTATTATAAGTATATAAA